CACCGGTCGCATTGACTGGACCGATGACGGTGTTGAGGTTCACATTTAAGTTATCAAGGTTGGTGGCTCTTGCAGCCGTCAACCTTGAAATCAGCGTGCCGATTTCTGTCATCATATGCCTTATTCGCGCAAAGAGACTAATACCGGCAGTGACACCACTGTTTGCCGCATCATTACTGTTTCCGATACGGTCAAGAGCTTGCGCTCTTGCGTCTGTTAATCTATCAAGAGCCTGTGCTCTCGCCAGCGTGAAGCGCGTTAACATCGCGCGAATTCTTTGCATCAGACTTCCATTTTCATTTTCGGCTTGTGCTGTGGAGCCAATGCGTTCCAGCACTTCGGTTACGTCCGATTGTACCTGTTGATTATCCTGCGTCTGTTCAGACAAGATCTCGGATAACCCAACAACGGCAGGGATGGATGTCACAGGATGAACAACACGATGTCCTTGCTCCGGGCTATTGGGGTTATTGGGCACCCGTGTTTCTACTATGATCGGATGCTCCCTACTCATTATTCACCACCATAAACACTAGTGCGCCTTCCCGCAAATTCATTCCCGCGAGCTGGGCATTGGACTCAACAAATACTGCATCAATTGTTCGTGCGGCAACCGCACCATGAACATTACCCATTGTTGCAATTTGATTTCCACTTACTTCTTGTGCCGGTGGTTGAGCAACAGTGGGTGTTCCGGGCAATTGTACGTTGGGTGCGAGCCTGTCGCCACCCACACTGCCGGCGCGCAAGATCGCTTGAATTTGACTACTGGTTGTGATTTCAATCTGAATATGCGTACCTGTGTGCCCTGTGTAAATTGGCACAAGCGCCGCCACGTTAATGCGAATTTCTTCGCCGTCATTTTGAGCAATGACCAGCTCGCCCGTGGTGACATCGTAATCGATGCCACTGATAAGTTCCGAAATTGGAATGTTGACATTGAAAACAGTGCCATCCCGTCTTGTAAATGTTAAGTCACCGTTTGCCTTGTCAAACACAACACTGCGCACATACTCAAGTTCATCAATCGCGTCACCGAGCCCGGACAAAACCCCATTTATCACGTTCAGCGCAGTGTTTGTGGCTGTTGAGATTGGCTTGTCCATATCGCTCGTATTATTAACATTGCCAAGTCCAACCTGTGCAGGGGCATGTGTGTGGTTTTCAGCCGCAGCGTCCAACATCTGCCTTGTTGTTCCGTGCGGATTACCACTTTCGTCCATAATGTGTTCGTCAACACTGGCACCGCTGCGGGCAAACACGTCTCGTGCTCTAAGCTGCCCCTCTTGGAACTCATTGTTTTGTATATATCCAATTTGGATAAAATCTTGATTTGCCATTTTCATCTTCTCCTAATTATGAACATATTTTTGCAACGAGGCGGGAAGCTGAAAACTCCCTCCTGAATCTATGACAGCAGGTTGAATTCCGCTTGCGCTTGAATTCACATAGGCGTCAGTTATTAACGGTTGAATCTCATCTATTTCGTCCAGTGCAAAAAAATGCAGTTGTGTTCCCTCTGCAGGGATCGCATTTGTTGACAACTCAACATACTGACCAGAACTACCCAATTGACCTTCACGGATAATCTCCACGATCGCATCCTGAATATTCGTGGCATTAAGACCGGAGCCCGTGTTATCAAATGCGATTTCACGTGCAAATGATGTTGGTGTTATTGTTGCTGTTATGTTTGCAACGTTTGCAGTGTAGACGCGGATCTTAAAAAGCTCTTCGTGCAACCACGTTCCACTAAATGGGCCGATAAAAGCAGGGTATTCGCCGGCATTTGTGTATGCAAAAAGGATCTGCCCCAAGTCAGGGTCATCGGCAACAATACCAATTTCCCTAAATTCCATAAGCTCAGTCAGTTCTCTGTTGTCAACAATGCATTCAAGCTCAGTGAATTCATCATCTTCGCGAATACCCACAATGCGGCCATTAAGCCTAAAATTTACAAGCTCTGTCAATGTTTCAGGGTTTCCGGTGAATCTGCCATCACCAGCCTTGAAAAGTGAAAAGTTGAAGCCTGTTCGCCCGGCAAGTGCTTTTGAAATCAATTGAAACCCTTGCCGTGTTACCGTGTTTGGTCCAAACGTAGCCATTTATGCAACCACCTCCCTTATTAAGCCGCACCAGCGACTTCAAAACGTCTTGTGTGCTTATTTGCAGTCCCGACATGGATTATCGCCGGAGAGACTTTTACATAAGGCACGTTTCCATCAATAAAAAATCGGCGTGTGTGCCTGGCGACACTGCCGATATGCATGGTTCCTTGTGCCTCTCTTACAAACCGCAGCCCTTCAAGCCAGCTGCGTTCATTTTTTAATGCATAAATTGCACGTATGAGATCATTATAATCATCTGCGCTGCGCAACGAATCCCATGAAATGAGCCGAAAGAAATACGGGTCACCATCATACTCAAACCATTCTTCAATGGCAAAATCACTGAAGAATAATATGCGAATCATGCTTTCAAGCGCATATTTCGTTCCTTTGTACCGATGCCAAATCAAGGAATTCTTTACAAGTGCGCGTTTTTTGTCAAGGTCAAGCCCTAACGGCTCATAAAAATCAACATGGAATTGCCATGCGAGTAAATCAACGATCTCTTCCGGCAATTCATCAATCACGGGCACAATTAAGGCCTGTGAGATGTCCTGTGTGATTTCTTGCATTTCAGGTGTCAATGCGTTGAAAAATGCCAAAACGTCGGGTGTTTTTATACTGTCGGGCGCAATGTCGGTTAGTTGTAAGCTATCAAGGTTAATCATCCTCCAGCCCCCCAAATATTACTTCTGTTGCGTCTTCATCCGCGATACCAACTTCATAATATTTCAACGCTTTAAACTCAGGCAAAATATTATTCATATCAACACGCTTAACGCCTGTGTTTTTTACCATTTCAACCAACGTTGATGGGGTGATATCGCGCCCAAGAACCGACTTTTGCCATAATTTATAATCAGTGATGGCTTGATCAACACGCTCTTTTAAGGTCGTCGCAATTGCGGCATCTCGCCGCGATATATAATAAATTAACTTTAATGGATATTTAACCGCTTCAGGCGCTCGAGAAACAACTTTGTCGGTCAATGGTCGAATATGATCTGCGCTCAAAACCGCATAGACAGCGTCCAACATGGACTGATCGGGAATCTCACCACCGCGAAGCAAAACAACCACATCAACCACTCCGGGACTGGGCGTTTCCACCTGAACATCTATGATCGATTGACTTGCTGTTTTTGCCCAAAACTTATATGCACCATACGGCCCGGCTGTTGAATAGCTTTCCGGTGCCATTTGTATTCGAGCGCGAAACGATTCTAGGCTTTCTTTGTCAGAGCCACCTTGTGAAACTGTTGTGTTTCGCACTGTGTGGTTGAACGCAAATGAATCAACCACTCTGTTAATTTGACCGGGCAAGAACCCATTGCCAATCTCCCCAACTTGCGAACATATGGCGGGAGCTTGCACGCTCAAGTGTCCTGCCGGAATCTCAACATCATCCGTCGTGGAAAAATAAATATTATTGCCGGGTGTTGCTCTTGTCCCCGCTTGAATAATAATACTGGATGGCATTGTTGTGCTTATTGTAAACTCCAGCGTTGTCACTGCGGCAACAGGTGCGAGCCGCGCATTTTGTCCAAGCACCAAGGCACCAATATGCTCAATATACCCATCGGTTGCAAAAGCAAGTAGGTTTTGTTTCCCTGTAAAATCAATTTTATTCCTGAGCAGCGATAAAAAATACACAACCGTTAACAATGCCTGTCGCCACGGGTCGCCAGGGAATAGAGTTCTATTGATTTCACGCTCAAACTTGCCAATAACTTCCGCCGCGATTTGTTCTGTATCCTTTTGGGCGAAATTGATGTTTGGCAAATTATCAAGCAATGTATTCATCTAATATCCTCACTTTCACGCGCGGGTATAGCCGCCCATCCATCGCGCTATCAGGGCGCGGTGTGAAATCTATCTCCGTCACCTCAACCCTTGGCTCGTAATCTTGGATGGTTTCTAGCGCGAATAATGCAAACCGCATCATTCCGCGTGGCAATGGGTCATCAATAAAATCGTTTTCCAACCCAAGTTCACGATCAAGAGGAACTGTTCCGCGACGTGTTTTTAGAAGAACCATGACATTTTGCAAGATTTCCTCATGAACTGAATTGGGAAACATGTTAACTTCACGCAAATCAATGCCTGTGAGCGTGTGCAAAACTTCATTCAATTTATCACCTCGCATATTCCCTCAATCCCACAACCACATCCGAGCGACCAATGAAGCCGGTGTTGTCAATCCGCCCCTTTGGTATGCTTAAACTATTGATCCTCCAGCGGTATGTGCCAAAGGCCGTTGTGCCAATAATAAGTGACACTAATATTCCGGCACGCTGGATGCGGATCAACTTATTGTATTCCACTTGAGGGTCGACTCCATATTGCGCGTCTAGGGTGATGGTCAGATTAATATCATCTAAAGCAGGCCCTATATATTGGCTAATTGGCTTTTTTAATAATGTATTGTCCTCAGCAAACCGCACTGAATTTGTTCTGACCATGTTTTTAAATGTCAAAACGCGTTCGCTTGATGCCTCAAAAAGGATGACATCGCCAAAGCGCCTTGACCCAATTGCACCTATTGGCATCTTGCACCCGCTCCCCTCTACGATTCTTGTGGTTCGTTGGGTTCATCCGGTTCATCACACAGTGGATAATTGACCATGGCGCCATAATGTGTTATATCTCCCCGCAGCGTCATTTCGCCATATAAGTTAACATCGCGAGCATCAATGTTCACGGATGCATCTGATGAGATTTTTATGTCATGCACTGCCATGATTGTCATGGTTTGTACCGCATCAATACATACAGATCCGGCTGAATTGATGGTGACATCCTCGGCGGTTTCAACATTTAAATTTTGAGCCGACTTTATAGTGACATTTTTCTTAGCCTCAACAGCAATGCTTCCATTGGTGACTACACTTATATTGCTCTCAGAAAAGACCTCAACCGACAAATCGTCCTGCGCGGCTGTTGGCAAATCAATTTTCAACGTATGCTTGTCGCGATCGTATTCCACAAGCGCATCATCGCCGAATTTAATATACCGCTTGTCTTTATTTGTGATGGGCGGTGTTCTTGTGTCTGCGTAAAATGACGCCACGATGTATCCTGTTGTGGGGGATGATGGATCGAAGATACAAAGCACCCTCTCATTGATGTCCGGCATGTAATACGCACAGTCCTTTAGCGTCAGTGGCACAAGGATATGTAAATCATCCGACACAATATTATCCCTGTCTTTAAAAACCACCTGCGCGGTGCATTTATCGTAATCGATCGAAGACACCACGCCAACGCGCACAATATCAGTGTGTCGATCGCGCATCAATAACCCTCCAAACATCGCCGTGTGCGAAGCGAGACAGAATATCCGCCACTACTGATACTGTGGCCGGCATTTGTGATATGGTATTTCCCATCAAAGCAACCCCATCCCTCAAGCTCAACGTTCACACCGGAAAAGTAGACGACATCGCCCTTTAAGTTGATATTACAGGTCCATTCATCCCTGTTCCGCTCGCGTAGTCTTACCCTTGACTTTCGAGACAAGCTCATGTCGTCATTTACACTATTAAATCTTTCGCGCAGCACTAATGTGTGTCCAATATTCTCAGCGTCAGGAGCCTCAAAATAACCCTCGTAAACCTGATCGGTCTTGGGGTCATAGTGCGTTATGAGGCACGCCCTAAAAACCTCTTTTGATTGGCGCCGAAACGACGGCTCACCAATAACATCACTGCTTCCGCGTATGATTTTTTTAACAGCCGGTTCGGATTCATATTTACTTTCTTCGTAAATAATTAATTGTCCGTCCGTAATTTTCATACACAGCCCGTCTGACTTGCATAACTCTTCAAGATACGCAAGGTCTGACTTGTCAATCTGGTCAGCTACGTCATAAAAAGGATCCGTGTTTGTATCATATAT